CGTGTGCTCTTCCGATCTCGATGACCTTCTTCGGACTATTCACGTAGCCGCGAAGGGTCAGTTCCAGCTGCTCACGGTTGCTATCTGAGAGTTCTTTGGGAATGTCATCTGCCGTGTACAGGTTCACTTCCGTCTGGGACGGCAGTGTCTCTTCTTTCAGAATCAGAAGGACAATACCGCGTTCGCTGCGTTCGACGGCACTGATGCCTTTTTCTTTGAACGCGATATTAATGGATGGCATTTTCATGGGTTACGTCTCCTTTCCCTGATACCGCTGATGCAGTACCTTCATGATTTCTGCCGTTTCTTCTTTTTCCCGGGCGTCATAGTACTGGAAGGTCAGCGTCAGACGCCCGCCGTCATTGTCCGTCCCCATCAGCTCCTCACTCATAGACACGACAGGGAGATAACGGTTGCCGACTTTCAGTCCGTCCCGGAATAAATTTTCCGCAGCAAAAAGCACGGCGTAGATGGCCGTGCTTTTTTCCTGCTTCTTCGGCAGATACGTAATGTAGAGGTCCGTATCCCGGTAGACCTCGTTTTCTTTCTGCGGCGTCGCTACCGTCATTGTCTTCAGGAAAAAGGCCGGCGGCGCAAAGCCTTCCTTGACTTCCTGCAAATAGACGGGGTACGGGAACCGCTCTTTGAGTTTCTGCTGCACCGCCTGCAAGATATCGATATCATGGATCATGTGCCGCCTGCTTTCTTGAGGAGCTTCTTCGTGAGTCTCTCCAGTCCCGGCTGCAAGTCGCTGGCTTCGAAGACCTTGACGGATTTCTCCGTATAGTGCTGGCCTTCATAATAGCCCACGGTCCTGCCGCCAGGTGTTTTCTTCGCATGGCCGTTATTTAAGAGGTGATGTACGGGATGCTTGTTGATCAGCTCATAGACCAGCTCGGAACCGTTGTAGCCTTCCACCTTATGCTTCCAGCCTTTCTTCAGCTTGCCCGTGCTGCCTTCCGGCGTGTTTTTTACGCACTCCTTCTTGAGCTTGTTGCCAAGCGTCACCAGGCCCTTTTCGGTAGTGCCGGGAAACTCTTCAATAGCAGAAAGCAGTTTTTCTGAAAGGTCATCCAATCCTTTGACCTCAAAGTCACTTCCGCTCATTGTCCGTCCCCCTCACTTCTTCCGTACAGTACAGTTCCAGAGCTTCATGGCGCATATACGGGTCAACTATGGTATCGATGTCGTAGAGGTGATCCTGATACTTCACCTTCATATCGTGGGTGACACCCGGACGCCAGCGAATGGTGATCTTGCTGTACTCCGTGTCCGCCTTGCGTTCCATCTCATAGAACACTTTGCCCCGGGCAGGCTCGATGGATGCCCAGCAGCGGTACACTACGACGTCGGCCTGGGTATCGAAACCATATTCATCCGTCACGGCCTGCTTTCCCAGAATCTCAATCCGTTTATTCAAAAGCCCCGTCTTCATGGGCATCCCCCTTTTCAAAAACAGCTCCGCCGGACCCCGAACAGCAGCCAGCGCAGACGTTTCAAAAGGCCTGCGTAGTCCGCTTCCTCCCGGTGCTCATATAAAAAAGCCGCAGCGAAGAGAATCGCTTCGTGAAAAACCACGGGATTCTCTTCGGCATCGGCTTCCTCGCAACGGGATATATCCAGGCAGAGGGCCTGGGCTGTTTCCAGGGAAGACTGGATGACGTCATCATTACTCGTGTCATCTTCATCAATCCGCAGGTATTCCCTGGCTTCTTCCAGCGTCACAATCATGGCTTATCCCTTCGCTTTCATCTCCAGGGCCTTGACCGCTTCCTTGAGCATCAGCATGCCATCGACGCGCTGGCTGGCAAGGAAGCCGATCTGGCCGTTGGCGGCATACAATTCGTTAAGCCGCTTGAAGGAGCGGTATTCCCTATCGGCAATCCAGTAGTAGCTGAAGTCCCCGAAGAGCATGGGACGGCTGCCCGCCGCCAGTTCCGGTGCAAAGGAAGTGCAGTAGCAGGGACGGTTCAGGATAGTATCCGGCGTACCTGCGGTGACAGACGGCTGCCAGATGTAGTTGCCGTTGTTGTCCTTCACTTTGCGCAAGGCATTAATGGTTGCATCGTTCAGGAGCCATACGGACTTTATGCGGTACGGTATGCGCAGGGAGTGATACAGGTCGATGACATCATCAAAGGTGATGGATGCGCCATTGGCTATCACGCCCAGCTCCGCGGACGGGAACACGCCAGTCGGCTTGTTCTTCCCGTCACCGGTGAGGAAGGCTTCTTCTTCCTTCGTGCCGATACGGCGGGCAAATTCACCGGCAATGTAGCTTTCCAGGTCGAAAGCGCTGTCGTTCAGCAGTTCTTCCGACACACGGATAGCCGTCCCCAGCTTGTACGCCCCGATGGACTGCTGGCCGAAGGTATCCTGGCTGTCCGGGTAGAGGCCGTTCTCTTCCATCCAGGACGCTTCGCCATGACCCGTCACGATGGGAATCTTGCGGTCGCCGCTGGTGTGGATGACCGTGGCCAGGCCGCGGAAGAAATTCTCTTCCTGGAGCTTGTCGATGAGCTGGTGTTCGAATTCGTCCGGTACCAGATAGCCACCATCAGCATCGGTGCCTGCACTCAGGGCGTTCTGTACATCAATGAAGTTCTTATGGCGGATGCTGTCCCAGAAAGCCTTACGATAGGCATCGGACGCACGGCCTCTCTTTTCTGCTCCATTCTGGCCTGCGCCAGGGAGTTCAGTAATCGGCATCGTGGTCGGCTGGGACAGCTGGGCATCGAGCTGCTGCTGGCGTTCCAGGCGGTCGATTTCTTTGCCGAGGTTCACCACATCCGCTTCCATCTTGTCGTAGCGAGCCGCATCTTCTGCAGAGACCATGCCGTTTTCATCACGGACGGTATCCAGAAAATTCTTGGCGGCATCCCACAGATTCTTGCGTTTCTCACGCAGTGCTAAAATCGTATCCATTGTTGTCCTCCTTAATGAATGAGCAATGCCAGCCGGTTCTCCAGGGAAGCGGCTGGCACTTTATTGACAGGTTCACGTGGTTTTAATTTCTGTACTAACGAATTGGTGACAGTAACAGGGGTGTAAATCATGGCTTCCGGCTGCTCCCCATCGTCTTTCTTCTGGTCGAAGAGGATTTCATCGGCAAAGCCAAGTTCCACGGCCTTCTTCGCGTTGAGCCAGGTCTCGTCATCCATCATGTGCGAAATCTTCGTGCGGGCCAGGCCGCTCTTGATTTCGTAAGCGTTGATGATGCTCTCCTTGACTTCGCTCAGCATGCCGATGGTCTTTTCCATCTCTGCCTGATCGCCATAGGCCAGGGTCGCCGGATTATGGATCATCAGCATGGCCACTGGCGACATGCAGACCTTGGTCCCGGCCATAGCGATGACGGACGCAGCCGAAGCGGCCAGGCCGTCAATCTTGACGGTGACGTTCCCCGGATAATCCATGAGCATGTTATAGATTTGGGCAGCGGCAAAACAGTCACCGCCCGGACTGTTGATCCAGAGTGTGATATCGCCGCTGCCCGCATTCAGTTCTTCTTTGAATGCCTTCGGTGTCACTTCATCGCCCCACCAGGTCTCATCCGAAATCTGGCCGTCCAGATACAGCGTCCGTTCACTGCCGAAAGAATCCGGTGCTTCGTTAGTCACCCACTTCCAAAATTTATGTTTCATTCGTATCTCCCTTCTGGGCAAAAGCCCCGGCATCCTTGAGCTTGGTCATGCTGCCATTGACAAGGTATAGATTACCGCCCTCTTCATCCGACACGGGATTCATGTCTTCCATCTCCCGGATATCGTTGGCGGACAGCCAGCCGTTCTGCCGGCCGATGCTGTACCCGGTCATGCGGCTCTCATAGTCGCCGCGCATGAGACCGTTCACGTTGAACTTCAGGAAATACTGTTTCTTCTCTTCCGGCAGGAACAGGGCTTTCTGCATGGCCTGTTCCCAGCGGATGACCCATGGATCCAGCGTGTACTTCACAAATTCCATGGACTGCTGCTCAATATTATTGAAGGAACTTTTCTCCAGGTCGCCAATCATGTGTGGCGGGATGCGGTAGAGCCGGGCAATCTCATCGAGCTGGAACTTCCGTGTTTCCAGGAACTGTGCTTCTTCCGGCGGGATGCCGATCTGCTGGTACTTCATGTAGAGTAGGCAAGTGCCGCCGTGCATTGTTTCCAATGTCGGTTTGCACAAGCCTCTCCCCAAACCGTGCTTACACCTCTCGATGTACACGGCTTTCCATTTACACTATGACGAATGATGGATTTTCTTATGGCATTCTTTACAAACAACAAGTGTTTTCCGCTTTCTTGCAATCATCGCCATTTCCCATTGCTCCTTACCTTTGAGGTTTTTCATCTTGTTGATGTGATGAATTTCAAAAGCAATGCCATCACCTTCCGCACCGCATAATTCACATTTACAAGCCTTCAACCTGGCTTCAAGAGAATTTCTTGTGTTGAAATGGATATGGTTCTTCACCGTATCAATGCTTGGTTCGTCAAAGACAGTTCCTCGTTTGAAGTCCGAGAATTTCACAATCATCATGCGCTTTTTCTCTTTCTTCGTTTTATAAGGAATGCCCCACGACTTTCCGCACTTTAATATCCTCTTTATGCCTGATATTCTGGTTTTATGCTTCTTAGCAAGTGTTTTCAGACAGCTGTATTCCATCAGATAAACGAAATACGTCAGCTTTGAGAAATTACTGGCTATGCAGTAATAATTACAGATTCCACGAGTCTGCGAGTTATAGGTATCTACAATTTCAAGGTCAGTAAGACCCGCCATTGAGTTTCTTTGCCATGGGATGAGTTTGCCGTCCTTACCTTGAATGACAATCTCACGGTCGTACATGAACTTCTCAATCCGCTCCATGGGAATAAGCAATTCCACAGAGTTATTAAGCGTCCGCTGTAAAACCCCATTGGTTTTCCTTTTGGATTCCTGACATCTGCGCACGTTGATGTCATATCCGAGAAAATGAGCATTGCCGGAACTGTGCGTGATTTTTGTTTTCTCGTCAGACAATTCCAGTTTTAATCTTGTTGCCACAAACAACGTAAGCTCCTGCTTTATACGCTCCGCATCCTCACGGCTTCCGCTGACACCGATAATAAAATCATCAGCATAGCGTACATAGGCGATTTTCTTGTCGGAAGCGTCCTTGTATGGCAATCTGCGCTTTTCCACTTCAAGCTTATGAATCTGTTTTAACAGTTCTTTCTTTTCCGCTTCATCAACGCATTCGCCGTAACGCTTTTGCAATTTGACAAGATCGGAAGAGCACACG